AGCCATGCTATATGTCCGCCACCTCTTTTGTTTCTTTCTTCTGCGTATCTTGTCACTGTGATTGTTTCGCTTCTGACACCGATTGTTTCAAAACGTGAATTGTTTTCTGAATAAGTCGCCCACCGTAAATTTTCAATAGAATTATTTTTTCGGTTTCCGTCAATATGATCAACCGTCAATTTATTTTCCAGGTTCGGTATAAATGCTTCTGCGACCAATCTATGAATTGGAACTTTTTCAGATTTATTATTTTTGTATAGGTCAACTATTAAATATCCATTTTGTTTATTTGTGAATGGTTGTTTTATGTGTCCGGTTTTGTCATTTCTAACTTCCCCATTCTCATTTATTGAATAGTTGTTATTTCTTTTTATTTTCTTCCACATTGTATTTTTACCTCGTATCTGATAATTTTATTTTATCATACATTTAAGTAAAAATCAACTAAAATCTTGCTTAGCACGGTATTGCCTAAGCTACTCTTAGGGTTTCACCGTTTTCACTAGGTTTATACTCGGCTATGGTTTTTCTACCGAGTTTAAGGTTATCTAACCATTTATACCCCCGTTTTCACGGTATTTTATAGGGATTAGACTATATCTTCAACTAACATTTGTTAGTTGGTGCGCACTTCCAACAACGTATCAATAGTTGCCGTACTCGGTGACGAACCGATAGTCGTTACACCTTCCTATTTCTAGGCTTGGCACGGGATTGCCATATCTTTTTTGACTTAGGTTTCCCCCGTTAGCAAGATTTAAAAATCTCACACCCTTGATAAAGGTTCACGCACGCTCATTTGCGTAATCACTTACGCAACGGACATTAGTTTGTTTATCGTATAATTGTCCTTCGCAAAACCTTGATATGCGTTTTGAATGTCGGACATATTTGTGCCCATTTTGTTGGCATTGTCTGCCATTTGTACGAGTGCTTTATCAGCGTATTGGGCGGCCTTTTCAGTATCTCCGCCTAAACCTTGAAGCAAGGTTGCTGAGAATGACGTAACTTGTTGCATGTAGTCATTTGCTGATACACCAGCAGTTTTGAAAGCCTTGTTTGCGTTAGCAATAACGTTTGCGCCTTTCGATTCCATAGTGTCATACAAGTTTTGCGCTTCTTGTGCCGTGATATTGTACTTTTTAGCAAGTCCAATAGCACTTGTACCGTTATCTTTGAATAACGTTTCAACCCCGCCAAGACTTTGCTCTAGATCGGCATAAGATTTTATGATACCACCCAAAGCGCCCGCAACTGGAACTGTCAAACCAACTGACAACGCAGAGCCTAATTTCATTGCTTCTGAACCGATTATAGAAAGACTGTTACTTACTTTATCAAGACTTGATCCAGTCTGATTTTTTAGGCTTTGAATTGACATTTTCGCTTCTTTCAAACCCGCTGCAAAGTCTGAAACATTGGCTTTCAGTATGGCGGTAACGTCAAAATTTGCTCCCATGAGTTACCCCCTTTCTTTCATTGATTGATTAAGCCTTCTGTTTCTATCAGCAAGGCTCAATCGTTTATTGTTGACTTGCTTGACTTCTTCTTTCTTGAAAATCTTGTCAAACTCGTCTTTATGATTGTAAAAATCGTCAAACGTCTTATAAGCTGACCTTGCGCTTTTGCCTTTGGTAGCTTGGACAGTTTGATTGAACCACGCTTGAATAGCTGAATGGTAGCGCATATCTTCTTGTTGGATAAGATAGGCTATGTTATAGATTTCAAATTCTTCCAGCGTAGTCCGTGAAGCTTCTAAAAAGGTCATGTTATGTCTAGCTATGAGCAAGGCTATTGCTTCATCATAGCCAAAATTTGAACCTTGATTTTCCCTTACTCTACTAGGTTCATGGCTTTTTTGAGAAGGGGAGATGCTTTTAACTCTGCCACAATTTCGTTAATTATCTTGTCGTATTCGTCATTCAAAATCAAATCTTCCAAGAATTTTTCAATCGCTTCATTGCTTGGTTTTTGTGCTTCGGTTACTGTTCCGGCTTTGATGATATCGACAAAAGCCATTGGATCATTAAGCGCTTGTCCAGCGTTAAGCAAGGTCATTGCACCATATCCGGTTTTAATTCCCTCAAGTTCGGCAGAATGAAGTTTATGCATTTCTCGCAAAAATCCAAGACCAAAGCGTAAAGTGTAATCACGTTCTCCAATTTTTAAAATCATTTGTTTTTTCTCCTTTTAAGTAAAAAAATAAAGGGCAAATAAATGCCCTTGTAAATACCACTATTAAACCGGAACGCCTGATCCGTCTGTTTCTTTTTCAAGTGTGTGGTAGTTGTATTGTGCGCTTGCGACTGCTTGTTTTTGTGTTTCTGTCAACTTGTCTGTATGTAAGATACCGTTTCCGTCAATAGCGACTTCATAAGACAATTCCACCTTGTCGTCTGACGGTGCTGACAATTCAAAGTTCTTGAAGTAGCCTTGATAGTATTCCACGTCGTACTTATCAACACCCTCAACTTGTTTCTTGCTTCCGAGGTCAACGATCCAGCATTCAATTTTATCGTTTGCTTTGAACCACTTGCGCATTTCTTTCCACATGTTCACTGTGTCGCCGTCTTCACGGTAAGCGAGTGACTTAAATTCCCCGCTTGTTTCTCCGTCTGAAATAGAGTTAACGACACCGTCTTTAGTTTTAGTGCTTTCTACGTTCTTTTCTTGTTTGATTGAAAGTTCAGATTGGAAGCGTACCTTACCCGCATCTTGTTTAGTGCGGTCTGCGTAGCGACGGAAAAAGGCGATGACGTCTTTCCCCAAAATTAAATCTGCCATGTATTATTTCTCCTTTTTTGTGTAATTAAAAGTAAAGTCCAGCACAATATGAAGTAAAGGCTGAACATCTGTATTATCTGCAATGACTTGTTTTTCTGTTGTTCGATGATTGAAGTTATATTCATACCCCTCTTTCAAATGCTTCAATACATTCTCAAGATAGGCTGAAATGTTGTCTATTTTGGCTCTATTAGCTCGTATTCCATAAATATGGACGGTTTGCCGTGCCGTGCCGATTAAGTCGTTGTTAGGCGTATCTGAACCGTTATTTTCACCGATATAAACAAACGGATATTTTGTATCAGCTTCGGGCAAATAATCGTATGTATCAATCCTCGCATCGCTGATACCAAAAATCTTTCTGAATAAATCATGGTTTGGTGTCATCTAAAAACTCCTTTCATGACGTTTGTCATATCTTGTTGAAATTCCGGCGTAATCTGTTCAAGCATCGGTCTGAAGTGTGGTTTGCCGGCCATGTAGCGTGTGCCGTATTCTTGATAACCCGTATAAGATGCACTACCCGTTATCCACGCTTCCATACCGTGATATGAAACATTGATATGACGTTTTAAAAAGCCGGTATCTCTAGGTGCTAAATCACGAGCAGTCTTTTTCCCTTTTTCAGCATTATTTTTCAATACTTGGATAGATTGTTCTACTGCTTTAGGGTGTGCGTTGTAAATCGTGCTTGTTAGCTTCTCTAAACCGTGCCATTCAATACTTGCGCCCATTTATACCTTGACCGTCCTTTTGAGCCGTACAGAGCATTTTGAAGCTTCTACGTTATCTATCTGTTCATACTTGAAGCCGTCATAGATTGCATACAAGAACGGCTCTTGTTCTTGCTGAAATCTGCATATCATGACGACATCTGAATGATTGCCGTATAGTTCAAAGACTTTGGCTTTTTGAATGAAATTCACAAAACATGGTACAACTTCGGATTGTTCAGCTTGATTGTCGTAGCTATCCGTTTCCGGATTGTACTTTGCAATGCCTTTCCCTCTAACGAGCGTGATTCTGTGAGGCGTTTTCATAGAAAGATAGCCTTTCCACGTTGTCTTTGTGAACCGTCAAGACCAAAATCCTTATTTAAGATAGCCATATAAGGCTTGAATAGGTTATCGAAGTCTTGATAAGTGACTGAATAGCCGTCAACGGTTTCACTAGACACGCTTTCCGAACCTTTGCGTCCGTAAAGTTTATAAACAACGTTTTCAATCATGAAATTATACTTAGATTCGATATATACCGAACCAGTAAGCGATTTGAAGTAGCTTTCAGCATCTTCAACTAAATCGGTTAACAAGTCATTTTCTTTTGTGTCGGTTAGATCAATACCCAACCGACGCTTAATTTTAGCAAGTTGGGCATTATCCATGCTTATTCTCCTGCTTCTTCTTCGATTTCTTCAACGGGTTCAGCTTTAGGCAATACAATATCACCTTGCGCCCCGTCTGATTCGATAACGCCTTTTTTAAGTAGCGTTCTAATGCGAGCATCTGTCACATTTAATTCAGGGCGAGGGTAAACCTCGCCTTTTTCGTAAAATCGGTTATTATCTTTGGTATCAATAATATTTTTAGTTACTATATAAACCATTGACTCCCCTTTCTAATCTTGATTAGACGTTTTCAGCCGTAGCAGTCAAGCGAGCGAATGCATTGTCTTTAGTAACTGCAACTGCAATGTCCATTGTGCAACGGATTGCCACCATTTCTTGTTCAAATAGGTTGATTGGCTCGTTGTTTGTTCCCTTGATTGTTGAGATTTGAGCATCTTCTGAAATTGAGTAGTTGATGTTGTAAGGAACACCATAGATGAGGTTGTCAAAGTCACCAGCGAACAAGTCACCTTTCTTGAATTGTTTAGACTTCATGTCAACAACAACTGTACCGTCAAGTTTGTTAGTGTCTTTGTCATAGATTGTTTTCTTGTCGCCGTCACGAGCATCACGCAAAGCTGAACGGTTTGACAAACGAGAAACAAACGCATTAATCTCTACGTCTTTATCTAGCAACTTATCTTCTAGTTTCAAGATATTTTCATAGTTTACTGGACCAGTAACAACGTTTTCAGCAGTTTTGGCAGCCTTAGCAACTGAGTTTGTAAACGGTGATTCAAATCCGAGTAGTCCAGCTTCGTCGATTTTATTGTAGAATGCTTCTACAATCTGTGGTTTCATTTCTTCAAAGAATTTTTCCCAAGTGTAGTTCAACACTTCACGAGAAGCAACCAAGATGATACCGAGTTTTTTAGCACGAAGTGTTACTGGTACGATTTCAGGCTTGTCAGTCTTGATTTTTTCTGTTTCATTTACCCAGTAAGCTGAAATTCCGTCAGTTTGAACGTAAACAGTTTTTTCTTGTTTTCCGTCCATTTCGTGATATTTTCCGAGTTGCATTACAAGTGAGTTGTTAGCAACTTCTTTCATGATGATGTCTGTAAATTCTTTGTATAAAGTTCCGTCTTTCTTTTCTGATACCAAAACTTTATCTGGTGTGAATGTTTGAATTGTCATATTGTAAAATCTCCTTTAGATTAAATAATTCTTGAACTGCGGAAGATTTCTCCGCTTGATTGTGTCTTAGAACCACCAAAAGCAGTGCTTACTGCGGGAGGTTCTGATTGTGTGTATTCAGACTTGATTTCACTAATAATGCTTTCAAAGTCTGAAATAGCTTGAAGTGTGCCGTCTGCCGTGTCTTTAACAACAAAAGCAAGGACACGATCATTTACTGGCAACTTACGACTTGATAAAGTCTTAATCGCTTCATCGGTCAACTCTCGCTTGGTTTGTTCTTTCTCTAAACCAGCGATTTTATCAAGTAATGATTGCTTTTCTGCTTCAGCTTCTTTTCTGCGATATTCTTCCAGTTCTTTGCCTGAAAGTTCAGTCTCAGCTTTGTACTTTTCTAAAGCTTTTGCAATCGCTTCTTGTGTTGACTGAGCGTGCTTTTTCTCTGCTTGCTCAAGTCGTCTTTGCATCTCTGCAACTGATACTGTCTTTTCAGGTTCTTGTTTTGGATTGCTAGCGTGTTCCTCAACCGTAGGTTCCTGAACTTGTGTATCAACTGTCTGTGTTTGTTCTTCTGCCATGTTTGGCTCCTTTCTCTACGCTTTAACGAGCAACCCCCTCGAACTCATGCAACTTTTAACGTCTTTAGCACGGTTTGGACAATAAAAAAAAGGTGTCATTTAAAATGCAACCTTTTAAAAATCTTGATTAAATTGATCTAGCGTACTTCTTCCGTCTTTGTACTTCATTTCAATATGTCCATACGCTGAGCATCTGCAATTAGGATGCATCGGAAACATATTTACACCTTTTTCTACCTTGTCAATCGGTACTGCCGTGTTATTTAACGGCTTGCAGATATCACACGCTCCACTTTCGGCGACAAAAATCATATGCGTGAAGCCGTTATCTTTCAAGACAGCGTGATCTGTGTCTGAGTTTATTCTTGCTATCTCGGTTTTAATCAACCGTTTAGCGTTATACTCACTTGTACCGTACTTATTAGCAAGTCGCTTCATCTCTTTTTGATAACCGTTCATATCAGTATAGATACGGTTTAAAGAAGCAAAAACATCCCTTTGGAGTTGTGGTTGAAGTCCCGTTTTCCCCCAAACTCTACTAGAAAAGTTCTGCCCGTAGAAATCAGCGTCTAAAATCGCTTCTATGCGCTTTTTCGCTCCTTTGGATGAAATACCCAAGATACCCGCTTGGCGCTTGTATTCGGCTAAATATTCGCTCCTACGAGCCTTGTCAAAGACTTCATCAAGGTTACTTGTCAAACTGTTAATTTCAAGCTCTAATTCAGCTTTCAAAAGTTCCAAGCGACTGACTTTCATCTTCAAGTTATAAACTCGTAACCAAGAATTAGTCTTGTGACTGAAATCTTTCTCTTTGACGGCTTTTCTTGCTCGTTCTGCAAACTTGGTAACGTCAAATTCTGAAGCACGCTTCATAGCTTCTTGCTTCGTTAAACCCTCACGCCCAGCATATCCAAGATAAAACTTGTCTATCTGTGCTTGTAGTCTGTCATAGCTTTCTTGGTATAACTCTGTGATTATCCTATCACGGTCTAAATCACGCTTGATTAGTTCGGCTTGTGCCTTACGTTCTGCGTTATATAGACGGTTATCAGCTTTCTTGCTCATTCATGCCACCTACTAACTGCATGATCTCGTTGTCACTTGCTCCAGTTTCTTTCAGAATGCGTGATTGCTCTGTCTTGTAGTCCGTAAAGCTAGCGTTATTCATCAATGTTTCTTGTGACACCACTCCGCCCGCTTCGATATAAGCCTTGATTTCATTCCATACGTCTTGAGGAATGTTAGGATGGAAAGTAAATGTCAGCTTACTAGCTTCAATCAACGGCTTATTGATAGCCTTGTGAATGTTACTAATCAATTCATAACGTCTGCGCAAAGCCTTTGTAAAGAACGTTTCTTTGTCTTTTCTGACTTGCTCAAGCCCAATCATTTTATAAAGCAAAGCAATTCCAGAAGACGTAGCATTGAAGCGGTCATCTTCGAGGTTAGGGATACGACTAAAACGATGAATGTCGTTTGCTAGTCGGTTCTTGTATGCTTCCGTTCCTTGTACGTCATACTGTTTATAAATATATCCAGCATCTGCGCTTGTTTGTTGTCCGTTTGCACTTATTCCAGTTTGAAGCAGTAGCGTGTTAGCGTCTTTCATTTTGGCGACACTATCAGCACTTGCACCGATAGCTTCCAAGTCACCCTTGATAACAAGCATCGCATCGTTCAAGTCTGACATATAATTGGCCGTGTCAGATTGTCCAGCGTCGTAAGCATCAATCAACGGGATTTCACTTTCAAAGTCACCCATTCGATAGCGGTTGTTCCACCATTCGACAACCGGAACATCTTTGTATTCATGTTTCGTGATTGTATCGACTGCCAATTTTACCGAACCACTAGAAAATGGTTTAAACGTGATAACTTGGTCTTTAGTATAGACCGTCATATTCACTTTATCTGCAAAAACTGGAAGATGAACTGCACAAATGATATTCTGTTCGACTGTTAGATCACGGATCACAAACATTTCAAGCGGACTGATCGAAACAACTCTATCCGCTCCGTCTTTATCCCTAAAGTGATATTCAAAAGCACGTCCAAAGATTGAAGCGTCCAGTGCTAAATCGCCATTCAAAGCGTTTATATCGTTGTTCCATTCGATTTCTTGAATGGTTTTAAGTTGTTTCTCGTCTGCGCCCTCTAAAATACCAACTGAAACGGGGTTACCGATAACGTAGCTAGTTGCAAAGCTAGAAATATATCCGCCCCACTTATGACGGACACGATAATCTGCTTTCTCGTTATCAAGTCGTCTATGTCCGTTTAAAATACTGTAATTATCGCCTTTAGCATATGAAGCTAGCACTTTCAAGCGCTTTTTCTGACTGCTAAAGAACGTATCAATCATATCTCTGAACGCTTTCTTACCGTTCGCAGTACCTAACAATTCATCACTTGAAGCACATCTAAATTGCTCGTTTGCAATTGTTCCAAAATATAGACTGTCAAACCTCGTTTTCGTGGTTGTGTCTATACCGTGTTCAAATTCGTTTACTTTGTCCACTTCTTACCTCCTAAACATCTTATTGATTTTACTGATAGCCTTGTCAACATCCACATCTTTTCTTGTCTGATAGATTCTATCTTGTAAGGCGTAACGTATAGCATCTATGCAGTGGTTATAGCTATCTACTGGTTCATTGATGTATTCGTTCGTTTTCTTATCTTTCTTCCAAGTATAATTTTCAAGTTCTTCAATCAGCTTCACGCATCTTTCATCGACTATCCATTCATACTGAAGTAGGTATTGGATGCCTTGCATAACTGAACCAGCACCTTTCTGCACATCAATAACCCGTGGAATACCAAGATTTCTTAATTCTTGATTAGATTTCTTTTCAGCGCTATCAGCTCTTATTTGCTCTTTAGCATATCCAAGCGCCTTTATAGCTTCTGCTATCTTGTCATTCGTCAAGCCTTTTCTGACAAATTCCTCAACGACATATAAGCGCCTGTTTTCATCATCCACCCTTACATGAAGCAAGGCTGACGGGTCATTGATAAACCCATAGTCAAGACCAAAATAAGCGGGTAGGTGCTCCCACTCGCTCTTATTAAGTAATCGTTTCTCGTATTTCGGAAAAACTAGCTTATCAAGTGTTGCAAACTCTCCCAAAGCGTAAATCTTGTAGTACGCTTCGTTTCTGTTTGCTAGTTCCTCGATATTCTCGACTGTTACTTGGTCTAAAAAACGATTATCTTTATATGTTGTTTGATAGACAACCGTGTTTTTAGGCTTTTTCACAAAAAAAGCGTTATAAACCCAGTTCACTTTTGAAACGGGGTTAAACATCAAGAATATTTGCTTATTCAAATGTTTCTTGTCCCGTAAACGCAAAGTTAACTGAGTATAATCATCAAGCGTAAACTCAGAAGCTTCTTCCATGACGACATCTGACACGCCTTTGATTGACTTTATTTTTTCCGAGTTGTCTAATCCCTTAAATATAAACTGTGCGCCGTTTGGCAATTCTATGCGATATGCTGAATTGTTGACCTTGCACTTATCTAGCAACTGCCAACTATCCAAACATTGTTTCACGTCTTCAAAAATTGAATCATGAACCGTTGCGCCTACCTTACGCAAGAACAAAACCTTGCGAGGATGCTTCCAGTCTTGACAAGATTTGAAAACAACCTTTTGTATCACTCCGTGACTTTTGCCACTCGAAGCACCGCCATAGTGTACCTCAGTAAACGTTGAATAGTCGTATAGCTTATCAAAGATATGCTTATTAAAAACACGGCTAGGATGCTCTATGATGATATTGATTTTAGGTTTATTCTTCGTTATCATCCCAATCGCCTACTTTTATATCAATAGTTTTTTGAGTGATTTCTTGCCTATCCACAAACAAGCCGTAACGCTTGCCGAGGTCAACCGCAGCACTCTTTCTTGTTGACACATTCGGTTTAGCATCCATGACTTTTTGATAGCCGTCACCATCAAGGACTAATAAAGGCTCGGTCACTTCACCACGCATAACAGCCGTTAAAAATTCAAGCACTTCTTGCTGATCCGCGACACGTTCGGACTTTAGTTTTTCCAGTCGTTCGTCTATATAGGCTTTTACGTTAACATTGGTTAACAGTCTACTTCCAGCAGCTTTCGCCACTTCATCCTTTTTAATATTCGGATAAGCCTTTTTATATGCTTGTGTAGCGTTTAAACTGATGATGTACTCATCGGCAAAAAGCTTTTGTTTTTCGGTCATCCCATTTTCCACCACCACCTTTCAAAACAAAAAAGCCAGCTAAAAGCTGACTGATTTTCATAAGGACTTTTTAAAAGCAAGGCGACTGCAAAGCCCTGCGGAGAACCAATAGTATATTGTCTTTTTAAATTTATTTTTTGCAGTCTTAAAGGCGACGGCTGGAATCGAACCAGCGGAGCAAAAAGTTTGGAGAGCTTACCATTTTAAAATTAAAGAGATTATAGAACCTTACGTCGCCGTAAAGGGCATTGCGCCCTTTAGTAAAAAATATATAGGAGTCTTTCAGCCTCTTGCTGATACTAACATAATATCACTTTAAAACTATCATTTACTTTCTTTACTATCAAAAGTATCAGTAATTTCTTGAATAGCTTTATCTCTAGCACGTTGTATTGTTGCGCTACTGCAATTCAGCCTTCTTTGAACTTCATCCCACTGAAGCCCGTCAATATAAAGTAACCTCATTACAATGTTTTGGATAGGGTCAGAAAGCCTTTCAATTGCTTTGATTAAATCATCTTGCTCTTGATATTCTCGTTCTATCTGTTGGTAGATTTCATTGATTTTATCAACCACCTTGATATTCATATCTTCAGTCCGATTATCATTCGATGGTGATTTAGGCATACCGTCAAATGATTGCCCTTTAACCGTCCCTGACCTAAGACTAATGATCTCATGATGCAAGGATTTGATTTTAATGTTCACATAAGGCAGTCGTTTTAAACGTTTCTTAATATCAATCAAATTCATCTCTCCCCAATTAAAATATTTACTGGTATCTTGAAATAAGTCGCTACATCTTCGACAATGTAATAATTCGGTTGTTTACGCTTGTTTTCCCATTTTTCAATTTCTGATACTGTATAACCCAAAATTTCAGAAAGTTCATTGCGTGATAATTTCTTATCTAGTCGTTTCTA